CCACCCCGAACGCGCCGGGCAGGTCGTAGCCTTGGCCTGCCGTGCGGAGGTACAGCCCGACGGTGTGGGCGTGCAGCACGGCATCATCCAGTGGGATTAAATCCCACTTATCCGCAGGCAGCGGCATACGTTTCCAGCGCACCCCGCCGTCACGGATGCTGGCGGAGTAGCAGTCATACAGCGCCGCGCCGGTTTCATCGTTTTCAGGTAGCCTCATTGCGATTTCGCAGTGGCTGTACTGCCCACGGGTTAAAACGCGCGTGAGCCAGTCGGTCGCTCTTGCACACCATACGCGCCAGCCGGAGCCATCACGACGGCCTTTGTACAAAGCCAGATAAATCGGACGCGGGCTCATTTTTCAGCCTCCTCCAGCTCGGCAGCGGGCTGCTCATCAAAGTTTGCCGTCCAGCCATCGCTGTAGTCGTATTTCAGTGGGTTTTCGGCTTTGAGCATAGCTGCTTTATGCTTCTCGGCATTGATAAAATCCGCCTCCTCATCATCGTGCATGGTCTGCATGATTTCGCGCAGCAGCTCTGGGGTGAGCATCAAAAAGCTGTTATCCATCGTTTTCCAGTTGATGGGCTTTTTAAAGCCGCCCGTTACGCTTTCCAGTGCCAGCGCCAGATATTGCAGGCGCGTGGCGTCGTCGGTTTGAAACCACTTCCCAACCGATTTGGCGTACACCCCATGCCTTAAGTTGTCATACCTCTTGTCCTTGATGCGCTCCCAAACTTCCTTTTGCTGTTCGGCTTTCAGTTTGGCCGCGCACTCGGGGTCGATGTGCCATTGCTCCCCATCCCAAGTGCTGGATGGACAGGGGGCGGGGTCGGCCAATACAGGCTTGCCGGCTTTGCCCGGCATGATGACTTGCCCGTTGGATTGCCCCGCCAGCATCGAGGCGTGCTGCTCGTGGCTAATCTCTACTGCGTCTTCAGGTAGCCGGCTGTTGATGGCGCTGTCGTAAAACGCCTGATTGGTTTTTGAGTAATAGATAGTCATGCCTTATCTCCTGATTAATATCCAATAGCCACCCAATGCACGGTTTTGCTGCCAACTATACCGTTTTCGGAGATGCCGACGTGGCAGCCGGTTTTGGTAATTTTGCCGGCATGGGCGGCCAGTATGTATGAGTAGGTAACCGCACTCTCAAAAATCACAGTTGCTTGCACATTGAGGCAGGCGTTGGGGAACGCCACCGGAAACACCACCGGCAAAAAGCCGTCGTCCGGCACCTGCAGTGAGCCCCATTCAAAAATTATCCCGTCTGCCATTTTTTGGTAGCCTGATGCGGCTTTTTGAGCAGCAAACAGGTTACCGACTGCCTGTGCAAAGTCGGTGATGTCAGCGGCGCGGTGGGTGTGGGCTTTTGGAGCTACCTCATCGCGGTTTGCCTTTCGCTGTATATCTGCCGCCAGCGTGCCGGCATCCAGCGTGCCGGCATTGGTTATTTTTCCAAACGCCTTAATCCAATACGCCACATCGTCTAGGCTGTCTTTGGCCTTGATGCACAGCACCATCGCAATGGCTTTAGGGCGCACCTCGTCAGCAGTGGGCACAGAGCGGGAAGCATCAAACACCACCCGTTTTTTGCGGTTGTTGTGGTCGCTGTCGCCTTTCGAGCTGCTAAATGTCGCATTTGCACCGTCGTCCAAGTCCATCGTGAACGCCCCATCGGCCTTGGTGTAGAGCGTGTACCGATAGCCGCCGTATAAGGCTTCGATTCCACCCGTAATGTTGCGGATGGCATCGCCCTGTTGTGTGCCCACTGCGAGACTGCCTGATGCGTTGCGGATAAAGCGGTCTTCTGCTTTCGGCACCGCATCGATTGAGCCGTACTGCGCTACCAGCTTGCGGTAGAGCTCTGGATAGGCGGACTGCGTTACCTTGGCCGCGATGTCGTCGTACTTAATCCAGCCGTCCGGAATGTCCGTAACCGGGAAGTAGGCGGTCATACCGATGTCGGAGCGGTTGAGCTTGGGCAGCTTGTTGCCGCCCAGCACGCGATACAGGTCGGGATAGGTGGATTGATTAAAGGTGCTGCCGTCGGCCTTTAAAAAACCTTCGGGGTTGGTAACGGAGCGCGGAAAGCCGATTACTGCGCCAACGGGCAAGCCTTTGCCTGCGGATTCCTCGGCTTTATCGTAGGCAATCTTTACTGCCTTAGAGGTGGCCGCCATATCTTCGCGGTCGCTGTTGGTGGCGGATGAGAGTTGTGTAGAGCCCGCCTGTGTCGTGCTGGCTTTCAGCCCTTTGCCCGCGTGTATTGCCCATTTCCCTGTGTTGTTTCCACTGTTCGGGTTGTGGGTGTTGGCGTCCACTAGGCTGATGTATTCGGTATCCAGCGTATCGCTGATGAGTACCGCGCCTTTGGGGTAGCCGCCGATGGCGTCGCAAAAGGCTTGGTCGAAGCGGTAACGCCCGCCTTGGTTTTGCCAAACGGTGTGCGCACTGATTTCATACAGTACGCCGTTCATGTCTTTCCCGCTGGGTGGTTTGCCGCCGACTGAAATCGGGGTCATGGTGATGCTTGGAAATCCTTCGGTATAGGTGGCGGCTTCCTGCGCCAACCCACCGTTGCGTTCGGCAGGAATGTTGTTTTTCAAGCCATCTGAAGCCCAAGGCTTGGACAGCAGTTTCGGTTGTGGCATGGTTTAAACTCCCATAAAAAAAGCACCCTCGCCGAAGGGTGCCAGATTGGCTTCGATGTAGCCGAAGGTTTTATCTGCCTCCGGTTCGTAAAAATCCAGCAGTACGCCGCTGGGGCGCGGCAACAGGTCGCTTTGGCGGATGATGGAGCGCTCTACCGGCAGGAGGTAGAACTCAAACACATAGCGCGCGGCCATCGTGCCGTTTTTGACGAAATAAGCCCTCCCGCGTTTGCCGAACATCTCACGCAGCAGACGGTTGATATGCGGGGCGGTGGCGTAGATGATGTTGCTCATCGCTTTAAGCATAATCACGCGTCGGTAGGCGTCGTCGTCCAAACGGTATCGCCGTTCCAAGCCTTCGCCGGTACTCCATACGCCGTTGTCAAACGAGGTAAAGCCCTGCGCAAAGCCGATATATTCGTCTTGTGCGCTAATCATAACTTCTCGCTCAATGCCGACAATCGCGCCCCAAATATCCAGCCCGAACCCTTGTGCGGTGGATACGTTCCACACGGTGTCGTAGAACCGCTGCTTGTCGGTGCGCGGGTCAATGCAGTCGTCAAACCGACGTATCAGGCGGCAGATGACCGGGCTGTTGGCATATTGGCTGATTAAGGTTTCTCCAACGGTTATCATACGCTCACCACTTCGATATTCTCGGCACGGACAACAGGCGTTTGGTCGATACCCACGGCCACGGAATTGCCCATACTGCCCGCAGATAAACCGATTTCCACGTCCAACACATGCACGTTCGGCACGGCCTGCACCACGGGGGCGACGTAGCCGATGGCATACAGGTTCGCACCGATGCGCCCCTTGAAGGAGGCAATGACGGCCTGCTTGATGGCCGTCTCCGCGCCGACGAATGCTCCGCGCTCAATCTTGATACGAAAATATACCGATAGTTCTGCAGGCCGCATAAAGGCTACCTGATAGGCGGGCTTCGGGTCGTTGTAGTTGTGGTCGTACACCGTGATTTCGGTGTCGCCGTTGAAATCGCAGCCGCTGCCTGCATAACGCAGCACGGTTTCGGCCACCGCCGTATCGTCCCCGCCCACCGCCGCCACATAAATGCTGTGCGGCTTGAGTGTGTAATTGGTCGCACCAGCCTGCACACTTTGGCCTTTCGGGTTGTCAATGACGTACACATCACGCACCCCGTCCAGCGCAAACACGTTGGCATACACCGCCTGCGGCGTTCCGTGGGCATTGACGGCCACGCTGCGCCGTCTGCGTTCGGCAAATTCGGCGCGGCTCTCTTCCGCCCGTCCGGGGACGGCAGGGTACGGGTTGTCCACCCTGTCCAACCCTACCAAGGCTTGATAAATGACGTTCACACTGTGGGCGGTGGCTTCAATCTGCCCGGCGGCAATGAGTGTGCCGCTGACTTTGCCGCCGATGGGGATGCCGATTTCCTGCTGCAAAGCCCATTGGTTTCCCGCTGAATCCTGCACGATAAACCCCTGCGGAATCTGCGTGCCGGGCAGTCCGACAAACTCGCACACCACCGCCGAATCGGTAGCAGGTTTTCGCTGTAAGAAGTAGATCTGGGCAATCGCGTCCTGCATCACGCCTTCGGCATATTCCGGGTGAATTTGATTGACCAGTTCGGCAATCACATTGTTCTTGTCGGCAATCACGGCGGCCAGCGAGGAAGCAAGCTGCCCCTGCGGCGTTTCCAAATTCAAGTTCAGGCCGCCGCCGAAGGCATCGTTGAAGTCGGCCAGCACGCCGTTCAGCACTTCGGTTTCGGTCGGAATCTGCAAGCCTTGCGGCGTGAAGCGGACGGGTGGGACATGACTGCTCATAGCGTTACCTCGTATTGTTTTTGGGTGTCGTCGGTAAATTGCAGGCTGCCTGAAAGCACGCGCCCGTCGCGCAGTTCGGCGGCCACGTCTGCCGCCACCACGCCGGAGACGGACAAAGCAGCCTGCACCAACCGATGCCGATATAGCGCGAACGACTGTTTCTTGCCCAGCATTTCTTCAAAATAAGGGATGCCCTTTTCTGTGTCGTAATACAGTTCGCCCGCAAACAGGCGGCACGCTGAAGCCACATCCTGCGCTTTGGCGTAGGGGTCTTTGGCCAGCGCGATATTGCCTGCCGTATCAAGGGTTAAATCCCAACTTTCTTGGTCTAGATATAGCGTATTCATGTTGCTATCGGCTTCCCTGATTGGCCGCTGCCCGGCTGTACGCCGGAATGCGGGTGGTTGAGCAGGCTGACGTCTTTCGCCTTCACATCGCCGTCGGCAGAAATCCCGCCGCCGCCCGTGAATTGCGCCGTGGTTTGGGTGTTGGCCTGAAAGGTTTGCGAGGTGCTGCTCACGCCGCCTTGGGCTTTTAGGCGGATATTAGCCGCCTCCATCTCAATATCGCCGGGGGAGAACAGCTTGATGCCGCCGTCCTTAAAATGGATATACTGCTTGGGCGTGCCGTTCAGGAATCCGCCGAAATACAGGCCGTCCGAATAATCGAAACGCCGCCTGCTTTGCGGAGCGGACGGCGCTTTGTTTTGCTTGACGCTGGATATATCGCGGCTGCAAAAGCCGCACATGCCGATGTCGCCCGGTTCTGGGTCGATAATCACGGCGTTGCCGCCGCCTTGCAGCCGGAAATACGGCACGTTGTAGATGATGCCGTGCGGCGTAACCGTGCCGTCGCCGCTGATTTGGGCAACCAACGGCTGCACGTCCACCAGCCCGACAGGGGCAAGCCCGCCCGATTTGGTTTTGACCACCCGCACCAGCGTTATGGTTTGGATGCGCGAGACGATGCCCGACACGATTGCGCCGATTTCGCCTACGCCGCCTTGTGTTTGTTCGGGGCGGTATTGCGCCCAATTATTTTGTTGCGACTTTGGCATTTGTATCCTCCACATTGGCGGCTTTGATGTCGGCCAGCCATTTGCCGCCCGGCGTTTGGCTTTCCAAGTCCAGCGACAGCCCGAATACGCGCCATCTGCCGTTGCATTGTTCAATCAGGCTGCCTGCAACCTCAATCAGTCCGCCGAAGCGCAGGGCTTTGTCGTACAGGCATTGCAGCTTCACGCCCTGCAAATCGGGTATTGGATAGCCGATTAGGCCGGTGGACGGGCTGACGATGGGCACGTCAATCATGCGCGGCTGCCCCTTGGGCGTGATGGCGACGGTTTCGTTGTCGATGTACACATCTATATTGGCGGCGGCGGCAATATGTCGGATTTTGTCCAGTTCGGTGTTCGGTAAGTATTGGTTGCTGATTTTGGCCTTTACGCCGTTGTTTTCAAAACGTCTGCCCATGCGTTTGCAGATGGCTTCGATGGCCTTTGCCACATCGGTCTCGCCTTCGTGGCTGACCGCTTCGGCGGGTTTCAGTTGCCACAGAACGGCGGTATGACTCTCGACAACCAGGCAAATATCCGGCGCGCCGCCCATTTCGGGGTAGGCAAACGTGATATTGCCGGTATAGACCACGCTCAGGTTGTCTTGCTCACCTGCCTCCACCTGCACCAGATTCATCATTGCCTGCTCAGTGTTCCATTTCACACGGATCAGCTTCATGATGCTGTCCAGCTTCAAGCCGTACACTTTGATGCGGGCGGACGGCATCACCGCGCCGTTGCCGTAGTTGATTTGGCAGGAGGTACGCAAACCCTCAACAACCAGCGTATCGTTGCCTTTCGCATCCCACACGTCTTTTTCCTGCCCCAGCTTGATGCTGACGCGCAGGATTTTCTCTTTAATGCTCATCGCGGTACACCAAAATAAAACGGCTGCCCAGTTCCTGCCATTGCGGGTCTAGGCTGCCTGCGGTGTCGACTAAATAAAGCTCGCCGCGAAAGCCGCGATAAGCCTCGCCCACCAGCGGCATACCGTGCAGGCATACCCGCTCGCGTATCAGTACGCGCCCATCTGCCGACACAGTGGCATACAGCTTGCCCAATCGCGGTAGCAGCGATACGGTTACTTCCTGCCCGCCCAGTGTGGCGCTTACTTTTTGCACCGGGACGGGCTTTAGGGGGATTTGGTAAATCATTTCAACCCGAACCCCTTTCTGAACGTATCGGTTATTTTCCCGAACCCATCACTGGCCGCTCCGTACAGTTTTGAAGCTATGGATTCGTTGTTTTGTATCGGCTTGGGCTGTACCTTGCCTCCGTCTGCCTGTGCTTGTGCGCCGTCCGGCTTGGTTTTGGTGTATTTCACTTCCACCTGCCGCACTTCGGCTAAGTGGATATTAACCTTCAACAGCCGCGCCCCGTCTGAAGCTTCACGGGCATAGTCATAACCCGTTATCGCCATGTTCGGATACACTGCCTCGGGCGTGATGACCAAGAATAAATCCGTGCTGTTGGCCAGTGCATCCAACAAGCCAAGAAACGCCCCGCGTTCAAACACGCCGCCACTGCCTTTAGTCATTTGAACCGTCACCGTGAACGGGTCGCCCACTTTGTTGTAGCTGGCGAACGAACCGCGTTCAACAGGTGCATTGGACACTTTGGAGGTGTTTTGGTGTTTGACTGACGTTACGTTATCCGACAACAGCAGCGGGATGCCGTTTTGTCCGAAAATGCCCCAGTAATTGCCGAAAACGGCATTTATTAAGGCCGCGCCGCCGAACTTAATCAGTGCGCCGCCCACGTTTCGCGGCAACTTGGGCACGTTCGGGATACCGATAGAGTTCCAAGCCATGAGTTACCACCATTTGACAGCATTGATTAAGGCCGCAAAACCAAATAAATACACCGCACCCAAAACCACCCAAATCAGCAGGCGTATGCGAGGAGAGTTTTCATACTTTTCCAGCATAGTGTTTACCTCCCTGAGATTTATGCTATAATTCTTTCTACTCATTGACTTACTTCCGCTAAGTTAATTCCACACCCGGCAGCGACCGCTAATCGCTTCCGGGTTTCATTTTGCTGGTATTAGACCAAGGTTTTAATCGGTTACTTCATATTTCGCTATTTATATTTCACCAGTAAATTTTTAAAAAATCCGTTTGAATCCCTTCAGATAGATTGGAGAAGAGAAATAAAGAATTTACTTTCAATACAAATACATGAATAAAATATAATGTATTTTTAGATTTATCGAGTGTACCTACGACGTAAAGTTGCTTAAATCTCCAGCTTATTCAAAATTTTGTTTATTTTCAGTCTTATAGCGCTATTTATTTTTGAATTAGATATGGTGCAGTAGAAAACGTAATCAAAATTTAAAACACTACATTTTGAAAATTAACGATATTTAATGAAGATTAAGTGTATCCGTAAAATTTAGTAAATATTAAAAATCAATACCGCCATCCCAATAAAGTCTAGCGGTATTGATTTGTTTAGCCATAAAAGAAGCTACACCATCGCAGGCATAATCTGCACCAACCTGTTACGAGCGGCGGCAGAGGCATCTTCCATCGTTCCGTCTATAGTGCCGGCTGAGGATTGCACATGAATGCCGCCGTTGATGGCAAACTGCATATTGCTGTTGTTGGTAATCTGCTGCGCCTGCTGGCGGGCAACAGCGCCTTGCTGCATAGACTGCAAACCGCGCTGCGCATTGTCGGCAACAGCTTGTCCGCCGATGGGTTGGTTTAAATCAGGGAAATACTGCCTTTGATGCGCACGAAATTGGCGGTTCTGCACCATTTCGCCCTTGGCAATGTAACCATCTTTATTTGAATCCCAAACTTTGTTCAGCTCATATGCCTGAGTGCCGCGCCGATAACCATAACCTGTTACTGCTGTATATAAATCAGCAACATCACGTTGGCGACGACCATCAAAACCACGTTCTTTGAAATAACGTTCGACATAATTCATTTGTTGGTCGAACGATAAGCTTCTGAACTGGTCTCTAGTCATCCCATAATACTGACCACGTGTTCCCCCGCTACCAGCCATAAACTGTATTAGCCCAGTTGCGGAAGAGGTGGGATTGGTAATGCTGGGTGAAAACGTTCCACCTGTCTCAAACGAAATAACAGCAGCTAAATCATTAGGCGATACGCCGATATTACGCGCCACTCTGGCAATAGCAGCAGCTTTTTCAGGAGTAAACGCACGGCTTCTATGAAGCTGTCCTGATGCAGGCTGCCGCGAACCGCCGCCCAACCACGGCTGCGAGCTGTAGCTGGCAGGATGAATGTTATCCCTGCCTGCTTGGAAGCCTCCTTGGAAGGTGGCGTGTTCCTCACGGGCGATTTGCCCAAGTAGGGCGTTCATTCTCGCGCCGGTTTGGCCTTTTCGATTGTAGGTATTGGATACCCCAAGCAGCCGCACATTCGCCCCCTTGGCGCGCAATGCGCGGATTTGGGCGCGGATGCCGTCGGTATCGGTCGGGTCGTTGCTCATGCCGGACGACAGAATCACGGTTTGGCCTTGCAAGTTGCCGGAATAGCCGTTGATGAAACCCAATACCTGCTGCGGATTAGCACCCACTCTGGTTGAACCTTTGCCGTTTACCGCACTACGGTAGCCGTCAGCGATACTATCGCCGAAGTAAATCGTGCCACCTGGGGAAAACATCTGTTTGGCGACACGTTCTCCAGAGCCTAGGCTTCGTACTGCCGCCTGAGCCGAACCTGCCGCGCCTGGGGTGTGGCCAGTAGCGACATCAACTGCGCCGGATACCCGTTCGGCGGCGCTCTGTACCTGCTCCGCAACGAAATTTACCGGGCGCATAGCTAGGCGTTTGGCCGCCGTCCAAGCGCGGTTGTAATCGCGGTTCATCAGGCCATTGAAGATTTCGCCTAGGTCTTCCAATGCGGGAGCGATGAACTGGTAGATGTCGTTAGCCAGGCTTTTGAAACCGTTAGCCAGTGAGCGTAGGGATACCCCGTTTTCGTCGATAAACCCCTTCAGGCGCAGCCAATCAAACAAACTCTTCCCAGCTTCTGACCAGCTCGTATAGCCGGTGAGCAGATAGGTAAAGCCTTTGGTAAGGCTGTCTACCGATACTTTCGATGTTTTGATGTAGTTGGTGAACGCACCCCAGTTGAACAGACTTTTCCCGCCTTCCGCCCAAGTTTTGTAATCGTCATAAAGCAGCACGAACGCTGCCCCCAGAGCAGCCACGGCAGCAGCGGCCAGCGCAAACGGGGCAATAAAGGCATACAGCGCCGTTACTGCTGACCACAGCACCGGAATCAACACCACGCCCAATACAAAAGCCAATCCCTCGAAAACATGCTTCATGGTGTTTTCATTGCGCATCAGGTAATCGGCAAAGCTGCTGACCAGTTTCACCAGTCGCAGTAAATGCGGTGCGAGTGCATCGGCAATCATGTTTTTCAGCGCATCCCATTGCTGGTTGAGATAGGCACGGGAGCGGCTCAGTTCGCGGCTGACGGCAATTTCTTTCTCGCCGGAGCGATAGAGCCGGTCTTGTAAGGCCAGCATCTTTTCCATTTCGGCACGCCCAAGCAGCAAGGTGTTGATGGTGCCGTCGTCCAAACCCATGCTTTTAGCCAGATTGTAGGCCTGCACCCTATCCATTTTGGAAAAGCGGTCGGCCAAATCCAGCATGATGCTGTCTAGGTTGCGCGCTTTGCCGTCGGCATTGAGTAAGGCAACGCCGAAGGCATTGAAGAACGGAACCATGGATGTGTCGCCCATGGTGGTGAGCCGGGTAATGCTCATACTCAGCCCAGACAAACTACCTCTCATGGCATCGGCCTGACCACCCGCCATTTCAGCCATGCCGCCCCATGCTTGGAGCTGGTTACGGCTCATGCCTATATTGCGAGATAAGTTGTCTAGCTGCACGTTGGCTTCAGTGGTCTCACGGATCAGCTTATCCAGTGCATTTGAGCCAGTAACGAGGGCAAAGAGCGCGGCAGCGCCTTTTGCCACCTTGCCTAGTGCCTCTGTCAGGTTTTTGGCCTGTTTGACGTTCTGTTTGACCTTTTCGGCGTGCTTATCCAACCCTTTGCCGGATTTGCCCGTTTTTGCCTCTGCCTTCTCGAATGCCTCGGTCATGTCGTCCAATTTGGAGACTGCCTGCTTGGCTTCCCGGCTGAATTTGGACGAGTCAATGCCCAACTCCATAAACAGGGTATCAATTACTGTTGCCATAGCGATTCCTAAAAAAGGCTACCTGATTTCAGGTAGCCTGTTGTGCCTTGTTGAAGGCATCTGTATTGACGATTTCGAGCAGGTTAAAAGCATCTTCCAGCCCATACACAGTTTGCAGTTCGTGCAGGCTGCATATACGGGAGGAAACCAGCGCACCGATGGTTTGGGTCAGATTCAGGTAGCCTTGTTGTCGGCTTCCTCCTCCCCGCCCGATGCCGAGGTCAGGCCAAAGGCGTGTTGCAAAAAATCGGTATGCAATGCAAACACCTCCTTCCGCAAACGCCACAGGGTAGTAAAGTCTTCCACATCGTTGAACTCCATATTCAACGGGCGCGGCTGGCCGCCTTCGGGGATGATTTGCACGCAGTCCAGCAGTTCGTTCAAGAGCGGGATAGCGTCTTCAGGTTTGACTTTCCCCAATGCGCCCAGCGTCGCCCCCACCATGCCGATCATCCCTTGCTGCGGGGTGATGCCGCCCAAATCCACGCCGCTGTTGGCCAGCGCCAAAAGGGCGCGCATTGCCCAGTTGTCTGCGTGCGCGGCTGGCATTTCGGTAATCAGGAACACGCGGCCTTTATCCCGTCCGTTCTCAATGGTGATTTGCCGGGTTTTCAGAGCCATCTTAAATCTCCTCCGGTTTTACCACGATGCGGAAGCTGTAGGTTACGGCTTCCAGCGTTTTCTTAGCCGTGGTACCGCCGGGGATTTCCACCAAGAAGCCGGTGGCAGTGTAGCGGCGCTTCACTGATGAAATCTCTACCGAAAACTCCACCATGAACGTTTCCTGCCGTTGCAGGATGGCATTAGTGAGCTGGTCGAGGTAGTCACGTGATTTGCTGGTGGGCGCAAGCTGGATGTTGAAGTCTACTTCGTGCGGGGTAAAGCCGCCGGATTGCTGGCCGTCCACGCCCATCATGGTTTCGCCGATTTTGCCTTGTCCGAAGTCGAAAGCATTGTCGGCGGCATAGCCTTCAATCTGTACGAAGTTGTCGTTAAAGCCTTTCACGCGCATCAGCAGGATGCTGTTGGCGGCGGTCAGGGTGCGGTCTGATACGGTTTGCATATATTTTCCTTTGCAAAGAGGCCGCCTGAACTGTCAGGCAGCCTGCATGGGTTTACTGGACGTTGATTGAACCAAGATTGATGTTATGCACGCTGCCGCCGTCGGTGTACCACAGCTTCATCGGCATGGATTGGCGGTTTCCGCGCGTCTGCGCCGAAGCGTTTTGAATCAGCAGGAAATAGCCGGTGCTTTCAATCTTCGCGGCGGCATCTACGCGCGCCTCGTTGTTAATCAGGGCGCGTTGCTGTTCGCTCAACGGCACGCCCGGCTGGATGCTGCCGAAGTTCAAGGCCTCGTTAATCGGGTCTTGGCAGGCGGCGCGTTGCAGGGCGATACCGACGGCGTTGTACGGCACGGCCTTGGCCGAGGTGAGCAGGGTCATCAGGGCAAGCTGCAACTGGCTGTTGAGGCGGATTTGGTTCACATAGACATCAATCCATTTCCATTTGCCGGGCATTTGGCCGGGATAAAGGAAGGTAAAGCGGTCGTTTGCGGTTGCCCATGCGCCGTAGTAGTTGTAGCCGTTCTCTTTCAGGTTGTCAGCATCGGCGGCGTTGTCCACGTCCACGCTCAAACCGGATTGGTTTTTGAACGCCAGCGTGATGCGGCCTTGTGTCTCGGTGAAATCAATGGAGGCAATCGCGCCACACAGGAAAGCGGCCTTGTCCAGCCCGCCGTAAATCGGGGCGGTGCCGTCGTAGGCGGCGGCTTTTAGTTGCGCGCCCAAGCAGGTAATGTTGCCGGTTTGCAGCGCGGCGGCTTCTTTGCCCCATGCGGCGTAAAGGAAGCGGTTGTTCTGCGCGTTGCTCCATTTGGCCAAGGCCAGCTTGTCGGCCAGTTCTGGCTCAAACACGGTGGTAAAGGTGGCAAAATTCAAAGTAGACTGAATCACGCCTTCCATCACGGTTTCCGCGCTGTCGCCGTCGTTGCCTTTGGAAATTACCGCACCTTTGGCTTCGGTCAGGTTCAAGGCTTCGGCCAGCGTGCCGGTGGCAAAGCCGATTTCGGAAGCTCTGCCTTGGGTAGCGGAGACGATTTCAAACGCTTGCAACTGCTCGTCAAACTGCACGGTGGCACTGATGGCTGTGCCGATTTTGTCGGCGGCATCGGAAAAACTGGTGGCGGCCGCCAAGCTGATGTTGTCGCCGCTCTTGTCGTTGCCGTCGATATTCACTTTCAGATTGCCCGAAAGTTTCTTCAAGGCGGCAAGGCTCATGCTTTTCACGCTTGCGCCGCGCAGATAGGCGGCTTCTTTGCCGACGTTGTAGGGGTAGAAATACAGCGTGCCGGGCTTGATGTGCGAATTGTCAAAGCCTTTAAAGTACACTTGCGCGGCTTTAAACTCTTCGCTGGCCAAGCCGAAAAATTCGCCGACTGCCGAAGCATCGGGGAACGCGGTATGCCGACCAGTGGGCAGGTTGTCGTTTTTACTCAAAAAGACGGCGTTCATCGACAGGGGAGAGCCGCCGGAACTGAGTACGGCGGGATTCACGCTGACAATTTTATTTGCCGGAATAGATTGGAACATGGATATATCCTTTACGGTTGGATCAGGGTTAAATCAAAAGCGTTTACAAACTGTTGCGGGTGTTCTGCCTGCGGCGCGTAGGCCAGATGGACGGTAGTCATCCAGCGTTCCTCATATTCGCTCTCTTCGTTGGTGAGCGGCATGAAGCGTGCGGGGTCGGCATATAGCGGCTGGCAGGATTTCAGCTGTTCGCAGGCGTAGAAATCGCGCCACAGTAAAACGGTTTTCTGCGCCATCTGCCCCGCCTCTGCGCCGTAAAAATCAAGCTGCATCTGTATTTCGGATTGGCGGGATACGGCGGCGGTTTCACCCGCTACGGTGTAAGCGTGTTCGTTCGTGGCGGCGGCGGTTTCGTTCAAGATGTTCATGACCACGAACGGCGGCTTGGGCAGCGGCACGTTGTTGTTGTACCCGCGCACCACTTCGCACGAAAAAAGCCCGAGCAGCATTGCCCGGACTTCGGTGTAAATATCGTCTAATGTTGCCGCCATAACAGCACCTTGCACCAATCCGGCCAGCTTTCCACCACCTGCTTCACCAGCCATTCTGTCGTTTCGGTTTCGCCGTGGGCCGCGAACACCAGCTTGTCCGCGCCTTTGCCGCTCTGCCGCCGCAAGCCGTGGAATTGACCGGTGACATAGGCATAAAGCAACGTTCCTTGCTGCGCCAATCCTTCAAACAAGGATAAATCCTGCGTGCTGAGGGTTTGGGTCTGTACGGTTACGGGATGCTCGCTGTAACCTGATTTCCGCTTCCCTGTGGCATCGGTGGTGTAGCCGTCATTGAGTTTCAATACGGCGGGCAGGTTCGGATTGACGGATGTAATCGCGCCGTTGGCGATGGCTCTAAGATTCATCGGCTACCTCGTAATCAATACTGCGCCATAGCGTCCCTGTGTCAATCAAAGGCTTGTCGAAGCCCTTTTTTTTCACGGTTGCAGCGGCATTTGGCGGTGTGTGGAAGTTTTGGATAGTTTCCACAATCTGCCCCTTTACGCCTTCGCCCATCAATTCCAAGGTCTGCCGCACGTCCCCGCCGTTGGCTTCCATCAGTGCGGCAGCCTGCTTCGGCCATTCGTCCTTGTGCTCGGCAATGGTATTGCGAAAAAACGGGCGAGGTGGGATGTTTGCTGTGCCGTATTCATTCCAAAAGGCCACTTGCGCCACGCTTTCGCCGTCCGAGCCGTCGTAGTTCGCCTGCTCGATGATGCCGACACGCACCTTGGCCGTTGTTGCCTGCGCGGCCAGTTCGGACAACCGCTGCCTGAATTTATCGCCGCCGCGCATAACAGCCTCCCGGCACATAGCGGAAGCGGCGGTATTTGGCGGTAAGCTGCCAGTAGGTCGCACCATAGGGCGTTTGCAGATACCAAGCGGCATTGCTGCCCACCGCACCCATATCCGCGCTCACGGAAACGCTGCCTTCGGTAGCCGAAGCAATGCGCCCCACCAATCCGCCCTGCGCGGCACGTTCGTTCAGCGCGGCGAAGTGGCGAACCAGCAGGAACAGCAGCATTTCGCGCTCTTCCAGTTTTTTCACGATGCTATGGTCGGTGTTGTCCAGCAGGCTTTCGGCCTGCGTGAACCACATAGCGAACTGGGCATCGCCTGCCCGCACTTCGGGATAGGCCGCCTGAAACCGCGCTTTATCAAAGACGACGGCGGGCATGGTTAGTCTTCCTTGGCAGTGCTTACACCATTGGCCTTGTCATCGGGGTTAATGGCTTCCAAATTGGTTTCGTTGTCGGTCTTTTCCCGCGCTTCGGCTTTGGTGTTCTTGGCATCTTCATGTGCGAAAACGAAACCGTTTTTCACCATATCGCGGTCCTGGTGCGCTTGAAGCCAAGCATTGAAGAAATCAGCATCTACGTTGTAGGTAATGCCGTGGCCGCCGATGATGTTTGAAGCGTTCGCACCGCTCAACTCTACCGATTGTCCGCCGACTTCAATAATCAGTCCGTTGGGCAGTTTGCAGCCAACGGTTACAGTTTTTTGTTTTGCCATTTGATTTTCCTTTGAAATTGAAAAAGGCCGCCTATTTCAGACGACCTTGTTTACGGTCGGCTTAGCTCACCGTCATGGAAGCAATGCAGAATGGGCGATAGATAATCGCGCCCCATGTGCCCTGCGATTTCTTCTGCTTGATGCTGGAGGCTTCCAAAACCATGTTGTGCGCACGCAGTTTTTCGGTGAAACCGCATTCCAGCGTACGCTGGCCGTCCAACTCTTCCACAATCAGCTGCACCATCTCGCCCGATGCGGCGGAGTATTCCGGCACGGTTTCGATGCGCAGGTTGGGGAAGTTCTTTTTCAGTTGGTCGGTAACGTTGACGTTGTACTGGTTGGTTTTGGTCAGTTCCACGCTGGCAGTCGGACTGCACACCAGCAGCAGCGGGGTGTTCATATCAATCAGGCCGCCGGTCTGCTGCAACAGTTTTTGGAACAGCTTACGGATAGATTCGTACACCTGTTCACCGGTGGCGGTTGCCCATGTTTGGGCGGCAGCGGTGGCAGCAGGCAGGCTAGGGTCGTTGAGGATGCCATAGTTCTGCAAACCTTTGATGCCGAACAAATAGGATTTGTTCTGGAAGCGGTTCAAGGCGTTCACGCTGGCCTGATTGACGCGGTTTACATAGTCAATCTTGGCTTCGCCCGCGCGTGCCACTTCGCGTTCGCCCCAGCGGGTGAACACTTGGTAGTGGTAGCTCTGGCGTTGCGGGAAATTGACGTTGGCACCGCTCACACCGTTGTTGTTGTAGTCGCCGTAGCTGGAGACTTCGCCGGTAGGTTCTACCAGCATGAACATGGCGGTTTCTGTCGTCCAGTCGCCTTTTTTCACTTCACCGAAGATTTCGGCGGCCTTCATCGGCTGTAGGGCGACTTCAATCAGCTTCGGATCGACATAGGTCAGCATCCATGCGGGAATGCCGCTGTTGCCTGTTGTGGTCAGTGCAGGCTGCGCGTCCATCGCCAAAGCAGCCTGCACCTGTTCGTTCATCAGCTTTTTGCTGCCGCCCATAAAGACGATGCCGGCATCGCGTTCGAGTTGTTGCAAGGTATTCATTTAATCGTTACTCCCATGTGGTGATTTTGGCCAGTTCGCCCGCTGCGGCTTTGGAAGCCACCTTGAAGCGGGTCAGGGTGTGGCCGGTTTCGGTGGCAGCGGCAGATGCTTTCAATGTGCCGTCGGTGTCTTTGGCAAACACGTTCTGGCCGATTTCAGCACCGGCGGGGAAGTGCGCCCAAAAATCGCCCGCTACCGACAACGTAATGATTTGGCCGGGCAGGATTTGGTTGCCGTGTTCCGCCAGATAGGCAGTGATGCTGGCCTGCTGTTCGCGGTGGACAAAGCCGATGCGCGCGCCGGCGGTTTTTTTGTTGGACACTTTGCCGTCGGCATCCGCCCAAGCAAACACGCCAACGGTTACGCCGTCCGTGCCGCTAACGAGGGTGCCTTCACCCGACAGCATGGAAGCGTTCGGGTTGTGGGCAGCAAAATCCCCCGCAACGGCGGGGGCTTGGTAAGATTTAACTGCTTTTTGGAATGACATGGTTTAAGCCTTTCTGATTCGTGATAAACCGGGGAACTGTTCAGCGGTTTTGGCCGCATCTTGCGCCATCGGCTGTTTGGGTTTGCCCAACATGCCGACCATGGCGCGGTAGGCGGAAGGGTGCACGTCGGTTACGTCAATGCCGCTTTGTTCAAGCGCGAACTTGTACACGTCCGCCGCATTGTCCATCGCTACATCGCCGACAATGGGCGCTACTTCGCGCTGTGCCGTAGCCAGGGCTTGCGAACGTTGGCGTTCGGCTTCTACGGCACGTTTGATGGCCGCATCCATCGCCATTTTGGAAATGGCGCGGTCTTGCGCGGGCTTGGGCGCGCCGCCTTCTGGGGCTTCCGGTTCTTCGTCTTCGGCGGGCTCTTCCGGCTCGGTGGGTGCGGGGTTGTTTTCGCCGTCCTCCGGCTCGTCTTCGTCCGTGCCGACATTCTCGACGTTTTCGGGCGGCAAATCTTCGCCATCGTCCTCAGCCGTCTGCACTTCGTTGGTGAGCGAGCCGATAACCTGCAACAGTTCATCGGGACTCAATTCGGCATCCTGCGCCAACAGGGGCTGCACGGCTGCCTGAATACGCGCTTTCGCGCCTGCTTTCAGTTTCATGGTTTTCCTTTCGTGAAATGGGTCTGCATCGCTTACTACAACATCACGCCCCGCCCGACCCACATCGACAAGGGCTACATGGTTTCCGACAATATCGCGCATCACACCGTCGTAATGCCGGCCTTCAAATTCGCCTGCGGTCATATCGGCGGTGTAGTGGTACGCACTGGATAGCTCCACCTGCTCACCGCTCTCAATACCGGCAATCGCCTCCGCATCCCACACGGCCAGCGAACATTTCAGGTAGCCGTCTTCAAACACGGTATCGCTGCCGGTCGTGCCGGCAATCACTTCTTTCTGTGGCTCGTCAGCAGAAACGGGGATGTGCTTGCTCAATAAAGGCAGGTTGTTGAACGTCGGTGCTGCCTTTTCCAACTCTTCAGGGTCTCGCAGCAGGTAGTAAACCTTTTTCGGCTCAAGCCCTAGTTGTTGGTAATTGGGGATTTCGCTGCCGTAGTAGGGATTTACCGTTGCCTTGCTGATATTGGAGCTTTCAACGTGCAGCCTGCCGTCTTGGTCGTAGGAGCGCAGGGAGCGGTCTTGGGCGAGGGAAAGGCGGTCTTTTGCAGTTGTTGCAGGTTTTGCAACAACTTTGCGCCGGATAATTTGGCTGCCAAGCGCTGCTCCTTCGTCTGTAAAGAAATAACCCCAGCCGCTTTTGCTACTGGGGTCTTCTTTCAAAATACCTGCTGAAACGTATTTGCTTAAGTCTTCGGCTTTCATTACCCCGCGAAAATCAAAAGAATTTGGCTGGTAGCCGTTATGCACACTGGCTAAGTGATCAGAAATGCGTTTGAACTCGCCTTTATGTTTCCGCAAACCTTCTAAATTTTTCCCAAATTCCCCCGCTGTTTTTTCATCCATATTGCGAAAATCCAAGCCCCCATGCTGAAACCTCTTTTTATTCTCTTGAACATAAGAGATTGCTGTCGCTTTGGCTTGAGCGGCCGGTGTTTTAGGCCGATTGGCTAATGTGTCGGTAGGTTTTTTGCCAGCTTGCCCGCCTATACGATCAGCCAGTTCAGGCGGCATCTCCCCGCGCAAAAGAGCAACCATGATTGCAGCTCTCCGCTCCGACTGCGCCTCTTTTTCCGCTTTAGCATCTGCCTCAGCCTTTTGCCTAGCAAGCGTTTTCTCACTCAACGGCTGCGCTTCTCCGACGGTTTCGATAGTGCGCCCAAGCTCTCGGGACATTGCCTGTTCAAGGCCTTTCCTCACCCCGACGATATGACCGTTCTTCACCGTAACATCGTTCCTGTCAATGGAACTATTCTCCGGCATTCCCTCCACCCAATAGCCGCCGAAAATAGATTTTTCAGCTTTTATCGGCTCTTTGATTTGGATATGGGTTTCTTTCAGTTTGACCTTTGCCGGCGGTTTCTTCTCAGCTTTCGGCTTAGCTACCGCCGCCAAATGCTCTTTACTCGGCGTTTTCGCCCCGACAAAGCTTTTTCGTACTTCGTTGATTTTCTCGCCGTTAAACTTGCCCCCCATGCCTGCCTCAATCCGGCCTGATTCGTCGATTTTGACGGGCGAGCCTTTGTTTTCTGCTCCGTTCGGTTTAACGGTAATCCAGCGGCTGTCCATAGCCAACAATCGGCGGGCTTTGCTCAAAATGGCTCTTTGTTGCGTATTCATGTGTTAAATCCTTTAATCACGGCGCGGCTCGTACAGCGGCAGTTGATTTCCTCCCCCGGTTGTACCCATTTGCCGTCCAGATACATGCCTTTGCTCACGTTAAACCGCTTGCCGTTGGCGGCAACATGGCTGGGGCGCGGTTCTTTGCCTGCATGGGAGTGCATCCATATGGCCTCGGTAATGCCCAGTTCCTGCCGCCGTGACTTTTCAATAGCCGCCTTGGCTTTGTTGGTTTGGTCTCGCGCGATAAAGGCGGCGCGGCGTTCGCTGATGCCGTAATCCTTGCGCAGTTCGCGGGTCAGTTGCGCCATGTTGTAGCCTGCATTCACGCTGCGCCATACGCTTTCTTCCACGCGGTTCAAGTATTGCTGGCCAATGGAGCGGATAAGCGAGACGTTGCCGCCCAATATAGCCTGCAAGGCGGTTTGCTGCTGCGCTGTGGCACGGAAACGGACGGTAAAGCCTGCCTCCCGCAAGGCCGTCTGAAAGGCTCTCTCTGTGTGGTTTGCGCTTTGATTGGCAAATACCTCGGCGATTTGCGGGGCGAGTTTGTCCAGCCGTGCCAACCAATAACGCAACAGGGCGGCCAAAGCAGCCTGCAAGCCGTCCGTCAGGCTGTCTTGGGCAATGCCTTTCGGGTAGTGCTGTTCAAGCAAACCCTGAACGTCGGCGCGCATTTCACGCAACAGCTTTTTCAGGCTTTTGCGGTAGGCGGCCTCTACGCCTAGGTTGGGCTGTATTGGCTTCAGGATGATGTCTTGGTTAGATGGGGCGGACAGTTTCATGGCTTGCTTTCATCTGATTAGTGGCATACAATAACCACGTCTGACAGCAGAAATTTTCGCATTAGCTGCGTAATCTCAGGCAGGTTACTGTCGAGTGATAAATGGTGGGGATTGCGGCCACCCAGACACAAACAACCCCTGATGATGAAGTATCAGGGGTTTGTTTTTTGCTTGCGTGATTTAAATGCGGTCAGTAAGAACATCAACTGATTGCCTTTAAATTCCGGCGAAATGACCGCCATCTTTTTATTGTGCCAAATCTCAAAATTTCCCGTCTCTTGGCTCTTTTGAATATTACCCTTCTCAATAACTTCATCAATATCTTCAAGGAAGAGGTCAATATCAATGCCTTGCTCTTCTCGGCGTCTGATGATGTGTTTCAATCCGACATCATCATTTCCCCAAACTAAAGCAATATCGCCAATGTCGCTTCGGTGGAAAGCACCTTTGATATACCCGTTCTTTTCCTGACGTAATTTTTGAACGGCGTCTTTCCCTTTACCTTGATACTCGGTGCCAAGGAATCCGCTTATGTCGGCAACATTATTTTGAGATGAGCCTCCTGCCCCAAACTGCCCGTTCTCGGCACGCGGATGCTTGCTTTCATCCCATTTGGCATCTTGGGCAGGTTCAGGCTTTGGTGCGGCAGTGTCTCTACCTTCTTCCCCTCCGCCGTCATTCAGGCCGTCTGAAAAGCCGTCATCGGGCATTTCAGGCACGTCTTCCACGTCGATGCCGTTGTAGCCACTGTCCGGCTCGCCCGCCAGCCGTCCGCGTACTTCCTCTGCCGATACTACGCCGGCCTGAATGTAGGCCACATCGCGGTCGGTGTCGGATTTGCGGATGGTGGAAAGCTCGGTTTCGCTCATCTGCTGCAAGGGCACGAAGTCGAAAGTGATGTTGTCGTTCACTTGGCCGAACAGATGCAGTTGCACCAGCTTGAGCAGTTTGTCCAACGGGTCGCGCAGCAGGTTTTCCTGCATGGCGCGGATGTGGTCGTAGTAAACGGCAATCTCGCCCTCTGTGCTGGCATTCAGGCCGCTGGGCGTGATGCCGAGCAGCTTCACCAGCGGCGTATGACTGGGTGCGGCCATTTGCTCCTGAGATTGGGCAAGTAGCGTATCCAAGCCGGATAGTGGGGTATTGAACTGGAAGAACTCTTCCTCTTCCTTACTCAACAGCATCAGGCCGCGATTGTCGCGCAAACGGTTGTACAGTTCGGCACGGAGCATGATGTTGGTGTCGCCGTCGTCGCTGCCGCTCAATATCGCGCTCATGTCGGTTTTGATACCGGACAAAGAGAAGCTGTGCAGCAGGTCGCTGACGGAATCCACGGTACGCAGCCAGCGTTCCACATAGGGCATCATGAGCTGGGTCATACTCACGCCGCCGAAGTTGTAGGCGGGTTTGAGCATGTCCGGCACGGGGCGGGAAATCAGGGTAAACAGTCGGCTGGCATGGATTTCCTGTGCCATCACATACCATGCCTTCGGCTTGTAGAAGTCGGGCAGGGTAGGGTCGATGGCGTTGTACGGCGCGGGGGTCGTCCACATCGGTTCGATATTCACCAAGGCTTTCAGGCTGCCCTTGGCAATGGTTTTTTCGGTCAGCAGCAGCGGATTGGCCAATTTGCCGTCGTGGTCTTTAATTTGCACCAGTATCTGGCCGCGCCCAAATAGGCCGTCTGTCTCAATGGCCTTACGGAACACATCGCGCACGTTCAGCCGCTCGTAGCATTCCTCAATCTGCTTGATGGCCTCGCTGTTGTCTTTTTCGCCTACGGATTTGATTTCTATCCATTGGCGGGTCATTTCATTAGCGGTAGTTTCGCTCACGCTGCGGTATTCGGAAATCTGCGCCAACTCGGCCAAGCGCGGATAGCCGATAAAGCCAGTGCCGAAAAAACAATCAGCCCCGAAGTTTCCTAAGGGGCTGCTATCCATCGCTAGGCCGTTTGGCTTCACGCCGTCCGGCAGTGCTGGGAAATCCAAGCTGTATGATGCAGGCTGCTTTTCAGGTAGCCTTTGCAGGGCGCGGCGCATGGCTTTGTCTGTGTGTTTTTTCTTTTTGCTCATAGTCCGCTCAATATCTTGGGGTTGATGTTCAGTCCGCCCTGCACGGGGGCAAAGGCCATGACCAGTGCGTCCGCCCGGTTCGGGCTGGGGATGCCGCGTTTTTTCATGTCTTTCTTGCTCTCCGCCTTCACACGCCCGTTTTGGTCGTAATCCACTTGCGGACGGCTCAATTCGGCAGTCAGGTATTCCAACTCGTGCAGGCTGCCTGAAAGGCTGATAAGTTGGTCTTCGGGGTAGCTGTCCCCGTGATGGACGGCGCGCCACGTTTTATAGAAGCGGTCGCGCACCATCCACCATGCCTGTGCCTTGATGTTGGCGAACATATCGCGGTTTTTCTTGTCGTCGGTGTACTTGGCATCAGGCTTGTACACTGCGCCGCCAGCATTGAAGCCTAGCGTCTGCACCTTGCCGTTCTTGCGCCGGAACTGTGCCTTCACACCGGCACCCACGCCGATGTTGTCGTACACGATGCGGTCAATATTCTGCTCTTGGGCATACAGGTAAACCTTGTCGGCGGAATAAATCACGTCCTGCCCGCGCCATTGCTGCATATCGGTTACGACTGAGCCGTGCCGCAATACGGTGGCGTTGGCATCATCGCCTTCATCAGCCACGTCAAACCCAAGAATGCGCCGGCCTGCGGCTGAGAAGCCCAGTTTTTCATGCGCATCAATGGCAGCTTCAATCCAGCTTGGCTTGATAATCGCCAGTTCGCTATCGGCAACCGGCTCGCCCAGCCAGATGTGGCGGTAAAGGTCTTCATCCCGCTCTTTGTATTCGAGCATATCGGCCAGCAGCGGCGTATCGGCAAAATGCGGGTTGATGTCGTAGTTTGCCTTTAAGACAATGCTGTCTTTGGGCGGGTGGACGATGAACCGCTGATATGTGTCGTCCAGAATGTTTTTTGGGTTGAAACTGATCCATATTTCCGCGTTCTTGTCGCCACGGATAGATGGTATCAGCACGTCCCATGAATTCTTCGTTACCGCTTCGGCTTCTTCCACCCAGCACACGCCGACACCCTGAATCGATTTGATTTTGGTCACGTTGTTCTTGATGCCGTAAAACACGAACTTCGCGCCCGTGCCTTTATGGGTGATGGTGGATTTCAGAATGTTGAACTCATCCGCGTAGCCCAAACGGTCGATGGTCTCAATCAATAGCTGGTACACCGAATCATCCAGTGAGCCTTGAAACTCACGGGCGCACAGAATGACTGTACCGATGCGGCGCGAAACCTCCACTGCCAATTCCGCCAAGAAATATGATTTCCCGCTGCCGCGCCCGCCATACAGCACCTTGTAACGCGCCTTGCGGATAAGCGGCTTGAAATACGGATTGGCCATAGGGTTACTTGAAAATATCTTCCAGTGAGCGCGTCTCTACCTTCACTCGCATATCGGCATCCAGCTCCAGCTTCTCGCCGTACTTCTTCGGCGCGAGCTTGGCGGCCTTCCACTTGCGGGCGTCGATTTGCAACTTGGCTTTCGCCACTTCACCTGTTTCAGGGGCGACAGAGTCGGCAATACCGATAATCTCATCGGCGAAACCGTCTGCCTGTTCCTCGCGCGCACGCGCGTATTGCTCCTGAAAATCTTGATGCTCCGCCAACCAGCGGTGTACTGTGCCGCCTGCAGGCATATCCGCAGATGCGCAAATCGCCCGCAAGCTCATGCCGCTGGCGATCAGTTCGCAGATTTTATCTGCCGTTTCTTGACTATATGTTGTCGGTCGCCCGACTGGGCGTTTTGCCTTTGCCATATCGAGCTATCCTAAATTAAAGGCCACCTGAAGGCAGCCAAAAAGAAAGGAGAAAATTGCCAATTTGCAACTTTCTCCGAAATATAGCACTTTTATATCAAAAGTGTTTCATGCTGTCAAGTGCAAAACAAAAGCAGCCCGAAGGCTGCTTGGTGGTGGATTGAATCACTCTACCAATGGGCGGTGTAGTTTTTGGATACTTGGACTATTAAGAATTGATTTAAGTTGCTGGATAGCCTGTTTATTTAAAATAACTAGCCTTTGGTCTTGTGGAATGCCTTGTTCAATTAGTAATACGTTTTGACTTTCTAGTCCAGCTAAGACAACTAACTGCTCGATACTGGCATGGTCTCTAAGATTCCCCGACTCATTCGGGTTCCTAACCTTCCATTCTTTTGCGGTACATCCAAAAAGCGCCTTATTCAACATATCTGCTTCTGATGCATAAATGTATCCAGCCTCTTTTGAGGTAATTGTATTTGGTATCAGATTGTTTTTTATAGCATCTGTATGCACTCTATATTGCGCTTTGACTAATGTGCGCCGAACACTCCACTCTAATCGACCTGATTTTGATTCAGCCTCTTTTAACCGCTGAAATTCTCTGATCAAATAAAGTTTGAACTCTGGGCTTAACCAAGCGCCAAACTCGAAGGCGATGTCCTTATGCGCAAAAGTCCCTCCATAGCGCCCAGCCTTTGCAATTACGCCGATACCGCTTACTTTCTCCATCCATTGCTTCACGGACATAGAGAAGCGGTTCAGTCCTGCCTGATTTCTAATTCCCTCGAATTCGAGGGAATTAAAACTTGGATTATTCAGCTTTTCCCAAACCCCAAGAAATTCAATGGTATTTTTATTTCTCAGCCACGATTCGATTAAACTACTACCTCCTTCAAAATTACCAACCATGTCCGTGAGGCTGATATAGTCCTCATCATTAACCGTCGTAACTTTAATTGATGTCCCCTGAACATTAATAACATCATTACCCATACTTATTCCTTTTTAGTAATCACAATCTTCTCATTTAACGCGAACAACATAGAGACCATTATTTCAATAGTCCAGTTTTCGCTGCCACTCATAATTCTTGAAATCAGAGAGCTGCTGCTCCCTGTCAGTTTAGCTAGATCGCTAAGCGAGATATTTTTTTCATCAAGAATATTGTTCAGCATGATGGCGAAATCCACCTTCGCTTCTTCTTGAGCTGCGATTAATTCATAATCCTCTATTGTATTCATGATGTTACATAATCTGCTAACCAAAGTTAATCACAGTATATCAAACCCAACCCCGTGAACGCATCACGGGGCTTGGGCTACCTGAAAATCACGCGTTCAGTTGGTGGTAGCGGGCTTTCTCTGCACTATCGCCATCCCAGGGGAAGTATTGGAAATACTCGTTGTCGGGCACGCTGATGCCTGCCTGTTCAGCCACATTGCGCAGAAACATGATGCTGTCGGCGGCATGGTCGTTCAAGGTGGCTGCTAGGCGGCGGTTCAGTCCGCGCAAGGCCGCCCTGTGTTGGTAGAGGAATTCAGCACAGTACAGGCTGTTGATTACAGCACCCTGCAAGTTGCGCAGGGGTTTGGGCTGCATATTTTCAGGTAGCCTGTCCAACACTTCGCCGTTCAGCCCGCTTTGTAATGTGAGCGAATGCACATAAGCCACCGCAGCAGGCAACAACGGGGCGGCGATTTGGTCGATATGCGCCACACCGAAGCGCTGATGCACCATGCGGTAGGCTGCCGAATAATCGATACCGCAGCGAGCGACCAGCAGCTTGACCGCATCCACCAGGCCGCGCCGTTCGTCTATCGTGGTTTGGGTTTCGAGCTTGGGGCTACCTGAAACATCTTCCTGCGTATCGAGAAACGCTCGGATAACTTTCAGCGAGAATGCAGGGGAAATCCACATGCCGTAGTGAACCACCAGCTCTTTACTTACGAAAGTGCCAAGCCCTTGTTTCTTTTGGATAGCTGGAATTCCAGCTATTTCAATTTCAGTAATTAAATCAGCGGTTTGTTTGTTTTGCAGCCAGTTGGAAGGTTTATGCCGCGCTTCGCCGCCGCTGGCTTTGTGCAAATCGTTGAGAGAATAGAGGTTGTCGAATTGACGAACAGAAACGTTGGTCACAGAGATTTGAGCGTTCATGATGAACTCCTTGACAGTTTAGTTAGTGATTGCCGCTGAATAGGGCGGCGGGCTTCAACTACCGTGTCAAGTCGGTTCGCAGTATTCCCCGAAGGTGTTGTATTTCTGCGTATAGACCCGCCAGAGAAACTTGGCGTTTTGTGCCGCTAATCTCTTGCAAGGAGAGAGCAACGAAACCGATAGGCACAAAAAATGCGCGCTGACGGGGCGGATATCCGCTTGACATTTAGTAGTGCGCTCATCATAAACAAAACCCCCTGCTTGTGCAAGGGGCTTCTTTCATGGCTAACAAGATGCCAAGTTATTTCGCATCCAAAATCATACAGGCCAAATCTGCTGCTGATTGATGCAGTTGGTTTAATTCGCTCACCCTACTCCGCTGACCGTCGGCGTCATAAACAATACTCGTCCCACAATCCACGACATAACCTTGCGCAAATTGCCCATTTTTATTCAATTCATCAAAATTCCGGGCGGGGACAATCGCGTATCCGGCACTCTTTTGCTGTTGAATAACAGGGATGGATATAGAGGCAAATCTACCCGTAGCTCGGGCATCAATGAACATGAATTCGCCGCTGTTATAGATTTTATAGTTCGTGCCAGGAGATGTCGCTATATACCGCATCCCAAATTGCTCTGCTTCTGATTTTGCCATCGCCATGCCGGACAACATGGCAGCTGCTGCCATGAATAATATTTTTTTCATCATTACTCTCCTTGTCTCGGATATTTCCTATTTTGCTCAATCAAATAGCCGATTCTCTCGGCAGTCTTGTAGGTGTTCTGTTGGATTTTGAACATAACCACAGTAAATTCAGCCCACAAGCGAATAATCAGGTTGCCGAATATCAGCAAGCCCAAACCTGCGAATATCCCCATCACACCGCCAGCCTGCTGCGCCTCAATCTGCGACTGCCCGCCGGCAAACCCGCCCATCATCAAGCCGATGGCGAACAGGTTATTGACCAATAGCAGCAGCCAGTAAATTAAAGTGATGATTTTAGTGGATAAAACAGAATCCAAGAAAAATATGCTGCGCATTTTGCGCCCCCTTAATCGCCTTCTTCAGTTGGGTATAGTTCAGACAGCTTGGCAAATTCAAGAGCCAGCTTTTGGTTTAAGTTTGCCAACTCCAAGAAATTTTGCGCAACTTGCTCATGATTGCCGTTATACAGAATCCGGGCATTCGTTTCATGCCAATCGGCAATATTTCGATTTATTTTTGAAATCTTCTCTAAAATCTTTTTCTTTGAATCACTCATCTTTCATCTCCTAAAAAAAATCCCGCTTGTGGTACAGTTGAAGCTCGACCAACAACTATCCCAAAGGGGATTTTATGCCAAAATTCAGCCTCGACCTAGCAACCAATACTTGGACGGCCAAGCAATATATCCGTGTAACAACCGACTATACCTGCGAATGCGGGAATAGGATGGAAATTCAGATTGATTGGCCGGAAAAGGTTTCAATGACCTCCCAAATAACCCTTAACAATCTGAATTGTCCTCAGTGTCATGCTCCCGTGGTGTTGCCAAGGGCACATTACTTTGTTGAGGGCTATCGCTTGTTATCAAAGCCGATTGAGGAGGAATGATACCCTTCGCCTCTACCCTATCGCAAGTAATGATAATTTTGTCATTACTTGCGGATATTGAACTCATGCCGATTATGTTCATAATCATTTCCTAATACAATTATTTACCCAATAATCCCCGCTTGCCTAAACTCTGGCTCCAGTTTGCAAATGGCGCTATTGAGCAGCCCGGCAACGATTCCCCCAACCTGTTTCTTTTTCCGCCACAACGTTACGCGCCCAATATCAAATCTGTCTTGTATCTGCATCTGCTTGGGGCTACCTGAAAAAATATGCGACAGCAGGGCATCACAAAGCAACAAGGGAATGCCTTGCTGCTGATCCAGGATGTAGCTGCTCAAATCCACGATACGGCTCAAATTGCTGCCGTATTGGGCTTCTACGGCGCAAAGCTCTAAATGGTTTAGTAGCCGTTCCACCCGCGCCCGTATCATCGCACTGTTTGCGTGCCAGTCATGTTGTGTCATCCCTTGTCCGCCGCCACGGCTCACGCCCTTATCCTCTACCCAGTGGCAAATTTGTGCGGTGTTGTTCAATGGCTCAATCCGCATGCAAGATAAGCGGTAGGCGTGGCTCAATGCTGCTTCGACTGACTGGTACATGCTATTTCCTGTTCATCTGTTTGGATAGTAGTTTCTTGATACGGCGGCGTTTCATTACTCGATACCAGCGGCTTGCCCGGATTTTTGCCTTGCGCTGCCGCTGGGCTTCACGGCGGGCTACTTCGTCAAAGGTCGGGTCTTTGTAGGTTTGTGCCATTCAGAACCCCCAAATAATTCCAAATTCCTGCGCCGCCCATGCTTGGATGCGGTTTTGGTAGTCGGTCATTTCGCCGGTGTTGAGGGTGGTGGTCGATATACCGATTTGCGATCCGTCCGGCAGCTCTTCGCAGCCGATGAATTGGCGTTTGCAGTATTCGTGCCACGCATCCTGACTGAACCGTTTGCCGGATACCCAAGCCTGCTCTGCCAATGTTTGATAAATCTTCCACAGGCGGCGGTTTTGCTCGGTGCTGCGCTTGGATTTGTGCGGTCGGATGGTGATTTCCAAATCGGGGTTTTCTTGCAGCCAGCCTTGCAGGTTGTTCCAGATGGTGGTCATCAGCGGGCGCATATTTTGGAGTTGTAGGCGGTAGGTTACGGATTGCATGGCCTGCCTCAACTTTTCCAAAACAGTATGAGGACGAAAATAGAACCTAAGACTGCCAGCAACCCGATAAATGGATGGAAGCATTCCCAATATGTGAGGTTGGTCTTGCCGAACCAGCGGAATACGCACATGGTCAGAGAGTACAACAGGGCATAGATAATAAAGACTTTCAAATCCAACAATTTAATCACGTTCCATCTCCTTAGCTAATTGCTTATATTTCACAGTCAGTTCCCGCAGCTCTTCCTTCATCCAGCGGCGCGTTTCATGGTCGGCATCCAACTCCTCCACCCGCGCTAGCCCGATACGCTCTATCAAGCCCTGCCGGTAGCCACGGATATTGCCGCTCTCGTACAGATTGCAGCGCACACAACCGCCATGCACATTGTCTTCGTCAAAGCGTAGCTTGTTGCTCCTGCCCGCCGGCACATAGTGGCAGGCTTGAAAGTTCTCTTTCCACGGCGTACCGCAGCTGATGCAAGGCTTCCCCTTATCCCGCAGCCGGATGTAGCGATTAAACGCCGACTGCGCCTTCTTGGTCAGTTCCGGGATGGTTTCCAACCGGTGCCGCAGCACCTTGGTTCTTGCCAGCTCCTTGCGCTTGGCTTCAGCCTTGGCCTTAATCGCCGCCTTGCGCCGCCGTTCCATTCCCAGCTTTACACCGCACTCAATCGAGCAGAAGTCTTGGAACGGTCGGTTTTTCGGCTTCTCAAACACCGTGCCGCATACTTTGCATTTACGCTTGGCCATCTTGCCTCCTCCCGCGCAAAATCGCCCAGTAGCGTAGTGGATATAACATGATGCTTTCCTTGTTTTCGTACCAACATGAAATTACAAATAGCCACGCACCAACTAAAGCAAACATTACAAACAGCAGCACAAACATAAGCGGCACAAGCAGCGGAGCAGTTAGGGCGTACAACCATCTGCGCTGCTCGTAGCGTTTCAAAAATTCATCAATGGATTCCATGTTGTTTACTCCTCCCAAGCCATTCGGCACGTCTTGCAATATCGTTTTCAGGTAGCCTGTCATGTTGGCCGCTGTGGCATTCATGCCGTGCCGGATAGGCGCGGTACGTTTCGCCGTGTTCACAAGCCGCCAGCCCGTGTGCAATCAGCCAGCCCGGCCTTCGGTTGCCGTTATGGCCGATTACGCTGAATTGCCAATGGCGGCAGGATAGGCAGGTGTTATCCACGGCTGCTCTCCCAGTCGAATATCAGCACTTCCCCGCCGTCCTCTTTCACGCGGTCGGCGATGCGGTCGCCTACGGCGGCTTTGAAGCCTTCGGGGGAAAGGTTGGAAATCAGGATAGTGGGTTTCATGTTCTGATAGCGCTCGTTGAACACGTCGAACAGGGCGCGGCTCTCTGCCTCCGTACCGCTCTGTACACCCACCTCATCGATAATCAGCAGGTCGTAACCGCCGAAAGCTGCGATAACCTCGCTCTCATTCACGTCGCTGTCGTAGCTCTTGGATTCACGCACGATGCGGTTGATTTCGGCCACGCTGGTAAAACGGGCGAAGCCGTTGCAGTTGCGGATAACATGGCGGGCAACGGCGCAGGCGAGATGAGTTTTGCCTGTGCCAGCATTGCCCAACAGTGCCAGGCAGCGGCCGGAGTGGCCGGTTTGAAACTCGGTGGCGTAGACTTTGAAACGTTCCACGATGTAGCGCTGCTTGTCGTTTCCCACGCGGTAGCCGCCGATGGTTTTTTCGCGGAAACGCTTCGGAATGCCTGAATCGCCAATGCGCTGCTCAATACGCCGCAGTTCGCTTTGCCGGTCGGCTTCTGCCCGTTCGGCTGCCTCGCGTTCGCGGCGGGCGGCTTCGGCTTCTTTGGCGCATTCAGGACAGCCGCGGGTGAAGCGGGAATACACCTCCTCCGTGTACTCGATGCCGTGTTTGGCGCAGGTTTTTTTGCTGGTGCTGACAGGCGTGAACAGGTCGGGTAGGGCTTGGCGCAGAAAATTGCCGATGCTTTGGGGTTCGGTAGTGGTATCCATCACAAAATATCCTTGGCTAGGTGGGCACCGCCGTTGGTGTGCTGCGGCACGGTATTGATGCGGTTGGGCTTGGGTTGGGCGGGATGATTGCCACGGTCGGAATGCAGCCATTCGGCACGGAAACCTCGCCAGCCGCGCTCACAGCAAATCGTCAATGCCTGCTCCAGCGACAAACCCGCGTTGTTGGCTTCGCGTTCAATGCCCTTCAGCGCGGTTTGGGTTATCGGGGCACGGTGGGATTTACGCAGGGCGATGTAGTCTTGGGCAAGCTGGCCGTCTATGCCGTGTTCCCCAAGTACTTGGTAGGCTTCCAGTTCGATACGGGCGGTAGACGGTTTGCGCTTTTTCGGTTTGGCAGGTTTGGATTCAGGTTCGGCAGGCACGCCAGCATCTGCGGCAGCGGATGCGTGTATATTGGGTTTTGTATTAGTGGGTTTTGTAGTGGGTTTTGTAGTCCCCCCATTTTCGGGGGTGGTAGTACCCCCGTTTTCAGGGGGTGGGTACCCGCCATTTTCTGGGGTAGTCCCGTTTTTCGGGTGTACCCCATTTTCGGGGGTGGTAGTACCCCCGTTTTCAGGAGTGGGTTCGGGAGTGTTGAGACGGTAGCCGCTTACCTGCCCGAGCCGCTCGATTTTGACAATCAGGCCGAGTTGCTCCAGTTCTTTCAGGGCGGCGGAAACGGTCTCTGCTTTTTTGATTTTGGTCAGCGCTTGGAACTGCGAAATCGAGATGTAATCCATCTCTTTTTGCCAGCCGGTGGTTTTTCTGGCGATAACTATGTAGCACTTGGTGGCGCTGCCGCTCAATTCGCCCAATATCTCGTCCACTACCGCGTTGGCTATCTGAAACGAATTCGGGATGTATTTCATTTCCTGCTCCTCACTGCCGCCATCATGCGGCGTTCGCAAAACTCACTCACTCCCAAAGCCAGGGAGAATGCCCAGTTCCAAAAACGCTCACGCATGGCTTGCCTCCAATAGTCGGTAGCTGGCGTATTTCTTGCCCGTTCTTTGGTCATGCACCATCTCGCGGCGGATAACGTGGCCGGCCTGCGATAAGTCATAAATCCGCGCACCCAAGCGCATACAGCCGAATAGGTTCAGTGCTTCCAGCGGCGTGATGCTGTTGCCTTGGCGCATGTATTCCAAAATCTGATTGCTTTGTGTCATCTTGTTTGTCATAATCTCTCCGAACCTTTCTTTAAAACTCCTTTGCCCGCATTCCCGTGCGGGCTTTCCTTTTATGGGGTAAATATTTTTGCGCCCCTAATCATCACGCACCGCCCCTGCCAATAAATCCTGATTAGGCGTAACCTCTCCATACAGCTTTTCGCGGAGTAGTTGGCGAATCAGCGGGCTGAGCGATTCGTAGCCACGTTGCGCGGCCATCGTTTTCAAGTCAGCTTTTAGCTTCTCCGGCAGGTGGAGCTTGACCTCTTCAGTGCATTTCTCACGCTTCATGTTGGGCTTCCTGATATGCTGCCATTAGTTGGGCAGAAGTAATTTTTGGGAAATTCTCAATCACTTTACCCATCTGTTTTAATGGGAAATATCCTTTTTCAGCCCACAACCATGCGGCCTGATAACTTACTCCGTGCATATCAGCTAACTTGGCAAGTCCGCCCGCTTCTTTGGCTACGCGGATAACGATGTTGTCCATTTTTATATCCAAATCAAGTTTAACTTGATGTGATTCTACAAGTTTAAATTAAATAAATCAACTTAAACTTGTTTGCGCTTTTAAAGCAAAACTTAAATAATGCTGTGATTAGGAGGCTAATATGTCTGACACTATCCATTCACGAATTAAAAAAGCTAGAACTGATAAGGGTTTAACATTGCAACAGCTTGGAGAGGCAGCAGGAGTGAGCGCGCAGGCGGCGCAGCAATGGGAAGAAGGTGGGAATACCCCAAGAGCGAAAAGATTAAGTGCGATTGCGGCCGCGCTTGGAGTGTCTGAGGTGTGGCTACAATTCGGCGATGAAGCAGCTACCCAAGCACCGCCGCCGCCACGCTTCGCTGAATTCGCTGCCCGTCTGAAACAATCGATAGAGGCAAGCGGGCTATCTTTGGATGAGGTAGCCAAAAAATCGTTTGTGCCGAAAGAGCGGCTGGAAAAGTATTTAACCGGCACGAAACTGCCGTATGTTGAAGATGGGGAGAATTTGGCCGAAGCACTGAAAATCAGCGTTGAATGGCTGCGCTATGGCGACAACCCGGAAATCCCGCCTATCGGATCAAGGGTGCTGGTGTCTGATGATCCGCCGGCCAACGACGCCTATTTCCGCATTCCGATTTATGACGTGAAGCTGTCTGCTGGAAATGGCAATGCGACGTGGATTGAGAGGGAAGATGATGATAACCCGCTGCTGTTTCGGCCTGGGTGGCTGAAAGTGAAAGGCTTACAGCGGAAGTACCTGCGCGGGATGTATGTGCGCGGGGACAGCATGGAGCCACTGTTAATGCACTGGGATACGATTGTTATCGATGCTTCCGATACGGAGGCGGCAGACGGGGAAGTTTATGCGGTCTGCTACCAGGGCAAGCTATACATCAAGGAGCTGCGCAATACAGGGGATGCCGTGCAGCTTGTGAGCCGGAATCCGAAATATGATCCGATAGAGATACCCAACGGCAGCGATGTGCAGTTCCAAGTACTAGGCCGCATGGTATGGCGCGGCGGTTAGATGAAAGGAAAGAGGATGACCCGATCCGAGATGTTGCAATTACTGCAACAGCTGAAACAAGCCTACGCTGAACAAGAATCGCCGGATGAACGCTACAAATTCGCGGCGGCGGCCATTGATGATGCTATCTCGACGCTGGAGAGTGGCAAATTGAGTATCGAGCAGGTGCAAAATGCAAAATCTGCATATGTGTTCGTGCCGATGCTCAACCAGAAACTGAGGTGATGCCATGAAAACCATCTACATAGCCCAGGCCTTTTCCTATGAGGTCAAAAAAGGCAAGACCACCACCAAACTGCTCAACGAGCAGCCGATACAGTACGCATCAGCAGACCAGGCTATCAGCCGGGCAAGAAGGATGGCGGAGACTAAGGCTGGGGCGATTGCGATAGCCCAGCAGTTTGACGAGGCTACGGGCGAAGCAGGAGATTATGAAGTGCTGTGGCAGGGCGGGACGTTGCCGCAGGGGCTGGTTGAGGATTAGGCCGCGTGTTTTGGTGGAGCGTGTTGGATTGAAAAATGATGAATAAACTAATACTTGTTCTAAGCTCGGATAGTTTTATCAGGTTCACTAAGTGGCTGGATGACACAGATGGTCATTTAAACCCTGTTTTCATTGGCGAGTTCAAACATCCGGCTGGGAATATTGAGGCGTTTTGCAAGCTGTATGACACCTCCGGGAAAGGGCTAATCAACGAAATAATCGGCTTCCTGGCCGCTCATGCCCTAGGCATCAGCCAACCGCATCATGCGTTTATTGCCCTACTGCCCATTAAAAGCCTGCCTGGCTTTACTGCCGTTGCCCGCCGCAAAGAGAATGCTTGGATGCAAAACAAAACAGACGACACCGTAATGTGTTTTTGCACTTCCCGCTTAGACGGGCATAGCGCAGCCATCCACTTGCTTTCACAAAATGGCATAGAAAAACTCATCACGGAACAAGAGATTGCAACTGATATTGCCAAGTGGGAGGAATACAGCTCAGCCGTTGCGCTAGATGAAAACATCGCCCACGCCGACCGGCATTTTAATAATCTGTTGCGGCTATCCAAGCAGAAATACGCATTGATTGACAACGGCAGGCTGATTAACGGCACCAGCGAAACATGGGGATGCGAAATGCTGGATTCCAACCAGCTCTACAACAACCGGCTGCTCAGAGCCATGGTTGCAAGAAAAGCTACCACCAAGCCAAGCAACAATCAGCTTCAAGACAAGGCTATTGTCTGCGCCGAGCAACACGAACAGAAACTGAAAAACATTGAAGAAGAGCTGGATTTTTGGTTAAATGCGCTCCTGAAAGAGCCTGAATCCACAGCATTCCGGCAATTTTTAACCGATAGAACAAAGGGTTTGCCATGTCTGTTGCGACGGAGATTCCACCTGCTGATTTAGCGACCGACACAGATATTTTTTCAGTTTTGTCGGCGATCGCTACAAAAACAACCAAACCGGCTATCACGGCTAAATGGGCGCCAATTCGTATTTCCCCGAACCTTGCCACCGGAGAAATGCTGAACGTTGGCGTTTGCGTACTGTACCGCCGCAAAGTCCATGTCAAGCTCCTTCCAAGCGCCGCCCCATTTGAAGCCCTATATGGAGGGGTTGGAAACGACAATTTCAGCTTCCTGCTCGGCATCATCGGACAATATTTGGACGGACAAAAAAGTTTGTCTGTTGATATTTCCCCGCAGGTTTCGTTGGGTAAAGCCAATTTTGTTGCGGGCGACAGCATCCAAGAGATACTAGACCGCCTGTATGCAAGCATGGTATCCCTCGATTTAATGTGCCGAAAAAAAGAGACACCAAAGGAACGTAATATCAGCACCGAAACCCTACGGCACACAGTTCATGGGTTACTAAAAAAGGAGAATGCCAAATTCGTTGAAGACAGTTGGCATGATGTGGACAATCCCATCATTCTTCCATCAAGTTCAAATGGTGGGGCGCCAAAACAGTTACAACATTTGCAACTCTGGTCAGAACCAAACATCACCAACAGTAAAATATGCTTTGCCTCTTTTGTTTCTGCCGACTATACGAGAGCAATAGTTAGGGATGCTCATTTATTTTATGCAAAACATGATATTGAGATGGCAGTTAATTCAAGGCGCGAAGAAAAAACAGCAGGGTTGTTTGTGTATCGCCCAGATGGTTTGCCGACAGATGTAATGCAGGATATTGATAATACTATCGATGATACCCATTGGCTACTCTCAAAGAATCTAGCTGGAAAGGCCACCTTCCAAATGGAAGTAGAAAACGATATTTCTAAATTGGTTTCCCATGCTAAAGCTTTCGTAGCTTAACTAATTCTACCCTAGCCCGCCCCGCGCGGGCTTTTCTTTTGCCCGTCAAACCGCATCCAACTGTAAACCAGTAGCTGACTGTTGCTGTGCCGCCGTGTGCGGCCTTCTGCCGCCCGGAATCTTGAGTTTTGCCGACTTTCGCCGCTTTTTGGCGGCTTTTTTGTTGATTAAAGCAATTTAAAGTTGATTTAAATTTAATTTTTAATTTAATAAAAACAAAGAATTGTTGAAAATATCAACTTATATTTAAATTTTTACTTGACTAATTTAAAGTAAAACTTTAATATACACCCCAACGAAATACGGAACAGACCGCACGAGCCAAGCCCTAGCGGGATACAAGAGGGCAAGCCCAGTTTAAAAGCTGGGGGCAAGGCCGATAAGCCCTAGCGGGCAGCAGAACAAAATTGGCGAGTAAAAGCCGAGGCGAATTTTTAACAGAGCCATTTCAAAGAGATGGCTTGATTAAGGATTTGTAGATTACCTAGTGCGCCGCCTTGAGTTCCTATGCCGAGGGGAACCTTGCGGCAACAGCGTGTTCATGCGCTCGAGTAAGCATGAAACACCCTTGCTGGGCGCAGCCTATACCGCAGCGCGCAAAAAAGGCTGTCCTGATAAAACGCAGTACAGGGTGGCGCACTAGGTAATTTGATCGAAGGAGAGAGCAATCATGTACACCATCCAGCCAGACTATGACGGCATGTTAGCCGACTACTTGGACGAAATCAGCGCGGCAGATTATGAAGAGAGCAGGCAGGAAGCCGAAGCCCTGCGGCTTGAGAAAGAATACCGCAGCGCCATCATCCGCGAATGGGCGGAAGTAGCCATGATAGACGGCGAAGAAAACTACGACCTCAACGACCAAGCCACATGGGCAAGCTGGATAGATGATTTCTTAAGTTGGAACAACGAAGAGAGCCTGCCGCTCGACATCCCCATGCCCACATGGGCAGAGTGTGTGGCAGTCCTTGCCGCTAATTAACGGAGAAGCACCATGCAAATCAACATTGACGGGAATTACAGCCGCGCCGCCGAAGTGCTACAGCGCGGCATAAACCTTATCCAAGGCACAACGCTGGACGAAATCCTAGACGAGCTAAGCCAAGAGGTGCAGGCCGCCATCATCAAGCACATGATGGACAAAGCCGACAGCCTAATCCGAGAGGAAGAGGAAGAGCGCGAAGAAGAGCGGCGCGAACGTGAACAGCAGTTCATCGGCTTAGCAGCCAACCAATAGCCACAGATGGCGACAGACCCCCAGCCGGCGGTGGGGCAAAACACCGGCAGCAGGCGGCGGCTGAACTCCTACACGGGGAATCCCACCTCTAACTACCGCGCGCCTGCAATCCACAGCACAGAGGCATGGCCGCCCTGTGTGCCGCCCATCTTAGGATGGGGAACGCCCGTGCCAGGCCTATTTCCTGCCTGATAGGAAGCACGTTAAACAGACTAGGATGGGCAGGAGGGTTTAGCGGTTTGGGTGAGTGAAAACCGCCGAGCGGGTGCGAAGCCCGCACCAATAAACAAAAGCCGAGATTTTTTACATATCCCGGCAGACATAGAAAAAAACAGCAGATTTTTTACAGATTGGATTAAAAAACGCCGCCCGGGGCGCCTCCGGGAAATACCTATAGGAGTAAGACCAATGGCAAATTATGCCCAAACCCTCAGCGATATCTACCGGGGCGGACTGTTGTCCGAACTGGATGAGAAGCTGTCAGAAGTCGTCAAAGCTGCCGAACTGACCGGTAAGCAAGGCAGTTTGGCTTTGACCCTCAAAATCAAAACCAAAGGCAACAGCGGACAGGTAGAGATTACCCCAGTAATCAAAGCCGCCGTGCCGGAACACGACCGTGGCAACGTCCTCATGTTCGCCACCCCTGAAGGCAACCTGCAACTGCAAGACCCACGCCAGCGAAACCTTGACCTTAAGGAAGCTCCGGCCAAAGTGTTGCAGATGGCTAAATAACCAAATCAAAAAGGAAATCAGACATGCAAGAATTACAATACAACCAAGCACAGACAGTAGCGCAACTGACTACGCAGGCATTAGAGGTGCGCAGAGTCGGCGAAACCCCGTTTATCACCCTGCCGGAAGAAAGCCGGGTAGAAGGCTTGGAACATCTCCTACCTCGCCCGACCCGCCGGCACGGCCTAATCAACGTACAAGACCAGGCTGGCTTCCTTGCCCTGTTCAAACGCTACCGCAACGAGCAGGAAACCGTTATCTACGCCGACCGCGAAGAAGCCATATTTAAGGCTGTATTCAACGACCACAGCAGCGACGGCACCGGTTGGCGCGACCATGTTTGCCGCTACGCCTGCCCCAAATCCAACGAGTGGCAGACATGGACTAGAAACGACGGCGTGAAGATGAGCCAAGAGCAGTTCGCCCATTTCATCGAACAAAACCTTGTGGACATCGTAGAGCCGGTCAGCGCCGAGATGCTCGAAATCTCCCGCAGCCTGATTGCCAAAAAATCTGCCAGCTTCAGTAGCGCCATCCGCTTGAGTGACGGCAGCCACCAGTTCAGTTACGACGAAGACATCAAAGGCAGCACCAAGTCCGGCAATCTGGCCGTGCCAGAAACCTTCAAAATCGGCATCCCCGTATTCCTGAACGGCACCGGCTACGCCATCGAAGCCCGCCTGCGCTACCGCATCAAAGAGCAGAGCTTGGAAATGTGGTACGAATTGATTCGACCGCACGACGTGTTCGAAGATGCTTTCAACGCCATCCATGCCGAAATCAGCAAAGAAACCGGCATGGAGCTGATTGCCGCAGAGTGTTAAATCCGCAGGCAGCCTGAAATATGGCTGCCTGTTTTTTCAGGTAGCCATACCAAGGAGCAAAAAATGAAAACCCGCATCGCCGCCTGGACAGCGGCATTTTTTATGGGCGCGGCCTTTGTCGCTATGCCCACCCTAGACAGCCAAGACCGGTATTTACAGACCACCCAAACAGAGACCGCCGCCGAGCGTATCGCCGCCATGGACAGGCAGGCAGAGCAAGAGGCCGCCTCAATCGAACAGCAATATCAAGAGATGGACGACCGTGAAATCATGCGCGGCGTGGTGTATGAGCCGGAGAAGTAAATGCACATTATCCAACGCAACGACCACAAGCGCGGTATTGCCACCGTGTGCGGAGAAATGCGCTATATCCAAACCCAACGAACGCCCAAAGCGCTCCATTTATGGAGCCTTGGACGGCACAACGTGAGACGCAGCGTAACTGTATTTATGGAGCGCCAATTTCCAATTGACGACACTGCGGCCATCGAAGCGCACAAACAGAAGCTGTACGAACTAAGCGATCAAATGAAAGCCGACAAACTCGACCGCTACCCCGCCACAACCGGCTATTGCAAAGGCAAACCCAAAGATTAACCGGAGTAAATCATGACCACAAACACCCAACTGACCACACTATCCAACAAACTTGCCGCACAGTTCGATTTAGGCAGCGGCGAAGGCTTGCTCGACACACTCAAGCGCACCGCCTTCAAAGGCAATGTATCAGACGACCAAATGGCCGCGCTGCTGATTGTCGCCAACCAATACCGCTTAAATCCATGGACGAGCGAGATTTACGCCTTCCCCAGTCAAGGCGGCATCGTTCCCGTAGTCGGCGTAGACGGATGGGCGCGAATCATCAACGGCAATGCCCAATTTGACGGCATGGACTTTGAGCAAGACGAAGATAGCTGCACCTGCCGCATCTACCGCAAAGACCGCGCCCATCCCGTAAGCGTTACCGAATACATGGACGAATGCAAACGCAACACCGCCCCGTGGAAATCCCACCCGCGCCGGATGCTTCGCCACAAAGCCATGATACAGGCCGCCCGCTTGGCATTTGGCTTCGCCGGTATTTATGACGAGGACGAAGCCGAACGCATCAAAGATGCCAAAGACCACGCCCCCACCAATGCCGCCAGCCCGTTTGCTGGGGAGCGCGACAACCCCAGCCGTGCCGACCTGCTGCAAACTGCCGAAACCGTGGCCATTCGCGGCTTGGACGAATACAAAGGCTGGTGGCTTAGCATCAGTGCGGAAGAGCGCAAAATCATCGGCATGGACGAACATGAGCGGCTGAAAGCCATCGCCATGGAAACCATCCAAGCCGAACCGGCAACTGTAGAGGAAGCGCAATCATGAGTGAACAGCGCACCCCCGAATGGTTCGCCGAACGCCTAGGCAAGATTACCGCCAGCCGTATTGCCGACGTAGTGGGGAAAACCAAATCCGGCGGCTACGGCGCGGCGCGTAAAAACTATATGGCCGAACTGCTATGCCAGCGGCTGACCGGTCAGCAGGAAGAGAAGTTCACTTCCGCCGCCATGCAGCACGGTACAGATACCGAACCGGCAGCACGCGCCATGTACATGCTCGAGACCGGCGCGGACGTAACCGAAACAGGTTTTATCCCCCATCCGACTATTGCCATGAGCGGCGCATCCCCTGACGGCCTAGTCGGTGAAGACGGGCTGATTGAAATCAAATGCCCCAACACCGCCACCCACTTGGAATTTTTGCAGAACCAGAAACCCAAGCACGAGTATCTACTACAGATGCAATGGCAGATGGCCTGCACCGGGCGGCAATGGTGCGACTTTGTCAGCTATGACGACAGGCTACCTGAAAAGCTGGCTTATCGCTGCATCCGCATTCCGCGTGATGACAAGCTGATTGCCGAGCTGGAAGAAGAAGCCGTCAAATTTTTAACCGAACTGGACAAGACCGTCCGCCAACTTGAGGAACAAGCAGCATGAGCCAATACAACAATACCAACCGTGGTGTCCTATTCCGTAACCACAAAAAAGAGCAGCCCAACCAGCCAGACCACACCGGCAACATCAACATTGACGGCAAAGAATACTGGCTGAGCGCATGGGTAAAAGAGAGTAGCAACGGCAACAAGTTTTTCAGCCTGTCCGTTAAGCCTAAAGACAGCAAGCCGAACGACAGCGCAGAGCCTGCCGATTCTGGGGATATCCCGTTCTAGGAGCAACCATGACCCCCGAAAGAATCGAACAAGAGCGCAGGGCGTTTGAGGCGTGGTACAGCCGAGCCTACCTACCGACCGCAGCGCACGGTAGAACGTTTAGCAAATACCAAACTGGCACTTATCGCCTACAGCATGTGCATGACGCATGGCAAACATGGCAAGCCCGCGCCTCACAATCCGAATGGATAAGTGTGAAGGATAGGCTGCCTGAAATTGATGAATTTGTTTTAGTGTGCAGAAACTGGAGAGGCAAATTAGTTCAATGTGTAGATAGAATCAGACTATATTATGACCGCGAAAAACCTAAAGAAGAGCAAAAGTGGTATGGTTTTATGTATTCGGATATTACCCACTGGCAACCGCTTCCCGCCCCACCCACCACAAACCCAGCCGCGTAATGCGGCTTTAATTTTGGAGATTGAAAATGACGTTTAAAAACTTTTGTGTGGTACTTGGAAAGTTATCCGCTGATGCGGAGTATTCGGAATTTTGTGAGCAAATT